CGTCAACTCGCCGTTTACGTCTGCACACTCGCACCATTCAGCAAAAGCCTTGTCGCGAATGTCGTTTGCATTCTCGATGTCTTCGCCTTCTGGTGTTTCGAACGTAGATTGAGCGGTTATCCCGTCGCCAATGACGTTACTTACAATCGTGTCCACGACATTCCAGGCGTAGGCGTTGTCGCGAACTAACGCGCGAGCCCAAGCCCGCAAAGAGTCTGCACCGTGTGGACCTAGCAATTCTTGGTCGGCGGACTGGTTTTTGGGTCGCTTGTGATTTGTGAGGCGGTTGTTCTCAGCACCTTGATAAGAACGCTGAAGCACCTTTCGAGCATGTGCCCGACGCACCCCGGCAGCAGGAGAAAACCAGCCAATTGCCCTATCAAGAAAGTTCATTTGCTGCGTCTCCCAAGTTTTGCAAGGGAAAACGCGCCCGAACCTGATTCACGCCGAGCCTCCGTTTGAAGCATCCGGCGTTCGTCGAATAGCTTTTGCAGGTCTAGTTTTGTGACCTGTCGCTGTCCAATAGCGTAACTTTGAGCCCCACCAGTTAAGAGTGCCTCAATCGCCGCTTCGACCTGAGCTAAAAGAGATGCCGCAGTTGCCATACCCCAAGCATTGCGAATATGGCGTGAGTCTCAATAATCGTGTACTATGGGCGTAGTACGGTGGTTGAAAATAGGAGCGGTTGAAGATGACAGATTTGAATGGTTTCTGGAGCAAAGCAATGTTAGCCTGCCCAAGTTGCTATCAGAGCATCAAAACATCGGTTCAATTCCAGACGCTTCCAGTGCAGATAAAATGCCCTGGATGCGGTCACGTTGGCGCGAAAGAATCGTTCAATCAGTACGCCGCCCCAGTCACTAGACCCGCACAGGCAGAGGAGATTCTACAACCACGACCAGTCCGCGTTAGCACGTTCGAAAAGGTTCTCAACATCGAGTACCAGTCGACCAAGAGTTATGCCGCCTATCTCTGGATAATGGCAATCGTCGTGGCTATCGGTGTCGATGGCTTGGCTGGACTGTTCATTCTCATCACCAGCGGAAAGTCGTTTATCGCGTCAATGGGGACCGTGCTAGGCGTTCACTTGATCGCCCTGCCGGCAATTCGCGTGATGCTGGAGCTGGTGGTTAATGTTGAAAGGATTGCGAAACGATGATCGATGCAAACGTTCTAATTCGGGTAAAGCGAGGACAGAAGATAGCCGTCGGGAAGCTCGCGTGCAAACTGCCATCTACACCAAGAGTTGGCGATCATGTCTGCCTTTCGCAGCATGATGAAGGCAGGAAGGTTTCAGGCGTATACATGCTGGTAGGTGAATCGTCAATTACTTGCGTTGTCGACAATGACCAAAACGACATAGACCCAGATTCAGAAATAATGTTTTTGAAATCTTTAGGAGTCGACTTTTCTTAAGCGCTTGCCTCCTGCCTCCAAGTAAACCCGCAATATCTGCACTTGCAATAGCGAACAGTTGTCTCGCCTTGCCGGATTGTATGCGTTACCTTTGAGTAATTCGAGTTTGGCTCGCGCAGTGCCGTACAGGCAGTACACGCTCTCGGCTGGAATGCTCGCGGCTTAACCTCTGGCGGTTCGATTGGCGACGAGACGACTTGCGGAACTGGCTTAACGTCCAGCTCGTTCGGTACGCCCTTGAATGATTGATTGCGTTTTCTGCTCATCGTCTTCACCTATCGTCTCCTTACCCTGTTCATCCAGCCGCCTGGGGTTTTCCTGATGTTCGATTTTCCGTGTTGTCGTGATTCCGGTGCCTGCGGTCGCTTCTTAGTCGCTTCAGTTACTTGTCGCGGCTGAAGTTCTTCTGGAGTTCCAAACAGCTTAACGCCGCAAACCTCGCTACCAGCGCACGCATAAGCCGTAGCGTCTAGGAAGTGATTCTGGTCGCTGTGGACGTGCCAATACTCTTTCACGCCCTTGCCATCGATGAACTCAGACAGAAACTCTTCCGCGACAATCTGAGCTGTGTAAACGCTGTTTGTGCGATTCTCGATAAGCTCAAATAACGAAAGCGAACCACGTTTCAGGTTGTTGTCGCTGTCGAATGTTGGCGTCAAGTAATGCTCGTGGACGAACTTCTTCCAGTAGCTTGAATCGAGATCGTAAATCCAAAGGTCTTCGGTGGCTTGCTTGCTCGCGTGAAGGTGCGACGATGCGATGACCTTTCCTTCAACCGACTGGCGCGGCTTGTAGTTGCCAATACCCTTGCAAGGATGCCACACACCGCGAACTTGACGGACGAACTCATAGGGAGCATTGGTGTACGTTCCAGAGTCAATCATCACGCATCCAAGCCTACGAATCTCTCCCGATGTGTCGGTGTAGTTCTTGTTGGTCAGTGAGTGGTGCAGGTCAAGCAATGCGTCGTAAATCTTTGGCTCGATTTCCTCTGTGTGCGTTTTGTCGACCGTTGTTCCGTGGACCTTGTGGATTCCATAGTCAACAACGACGCCAGTTCCGCCGTCCATCCAGGCAGTGACTACCCAGTGAATGTTGTACTTTCCAAGGTCAATTCCAGCCGTTAAACAGCGTGCTTGGAATGGGACTATTCCGCGCTGCAGTCCGCTCTTTCGCGATGCTACAAGCTCAGCGGTTAATCCTGTACCCTGCGGCCCAACTGTCTCTGGCGGGTCATTGTCGATCTCAGTGGCAACTGCTTTGGCGCTAGTGTCGGCGACTCGGTTGTAATAGCTTTGGATTGCAGACAGTTCGATTGGTTCGCCGTCTGCGTGAATCTTCTTCGAGTAGCTGTAAGGATTGCTAATCACCGCGCCGCGCTCGATGTCTTCGCGATTATCTCGCCAGAAACGAAACGAAACTCTAGCGTCTGGGTCGTCCTTGTCTCTGGACTTCCGCAGTTCGATGTACCGCTCTACCAAGTCCATTCGGTCCGGTGGCTTAATCATCTTTCGATAGCGTCTACCATTCCAGCTTGGCTTCTGATTTGGGTCGGTGTACTTGTAGGCATTGCACTTGCGGTTGAGCGTTGTGCAAAGGTAGACGCGGGCAATCTTTTCTGCGCTAGATCCCATCCCGCCAATGTCTTCTTCAATAATCTCTTCAATCTTCTGTATCTGTTCGTCGCTTCTGACAGAATCCTTGTCTTCAACGTCATCGATAATTGCCAATGTCGGGCGATGCGAGCGATACTTGAAACCGCGAATCCGCCCTTCGATACCGACCGCTCCCATCACCGCGCCATTTGCGACCGACTCCAACCCTTTCGGCCAGTGGTGCAGGATCTCCGTTGGAATGTTGGGCAGTGCAAAATGCTTGGTTCCAAGATACATGCCGATGAACTTACCATTGACGGTCATCAGTCGAGCATTTGCCGTTTGTGGTCCAACCGCCTGGAGTGGTACGCCAATCTCTGGAAAGTCTTCAATAAACTTCTCCGAAATCAGAATGCGTTCTCTCAGTGCTTTTAGCTCATCGCTCGCAGCGTCTTGGTTCTTTCCAATGACAACCGGGAAGAATGTCAACCCAGCGAGAATCAGCGTAAATGAACCATCCATTGCCGTTGTCGTCTTGCCCTCTCCACGACTACCGGCAATTGACTGATCGCCACCGTAACGAGCTGCACGCCAGATAGAGTTGAGCATGTCGCGTCTATCCTCCGTGAATGGCTCAAAGTAGGTCGTAGGGAAGTAGGTTGTTAGAAGTCGCTCTGGGTCGTTAAGGCATGCCAGCCGCGTTTCGATGTCCTTTGGCACTGGAATGTAGACTTCGCGACCGATTGCACGCTGTTTAGCCTTTCGCTCACGGTCGTAAGACTTCTCGTCGAAAGCTTTAGGACGCAGAACTGACTGGACTTCATCCGATGCGGCTTGCGGATGGGACGCTAGCAGAATTTCCAACTGCTCTACCGTCATCTCCAACAATTCCGATTTTGACGGCAAGCTCCAACAACTGGAGTTTCCTTGCATGCTCTGCCTCTATTCGACGTTGTTCCGCCACCTGTTTTAGAATGTTCGCCTTATCTACGGCGAGCAAGTAATCCCGAGCGGCGCTCCTGACCTTCGGGTTCTCATCATTCAAATCAACCAACGCATTCTCGACACATTCCTTTCTGTGGTCATCTGTGACCGGCCATAAATTGTTTTCTGCTCGCGACTCAAGCTTGTAGTCAGCGACAGTTTTAGTTCCCATCGCGATCCTTCCCTTTTATCCCAAACTTAACTACCGGACGGACGGATTTCTTGAAGAAAATTCGCGGCGTTTTCCAC